TACGACGAGAACGTCGAGCCGGCGTCCGCCGTCGGGGCGGGCGAGTGCCGACAAGTGAGCGAGCCGCCGCCGTCCGGGATGCCCGCCTTGTAGGTCTTGGCGGCCGCGCCCATCCCGTGGTCTTCCGCCAGCTCGACGTTCTCGTCGTAGTCCCAGGCCGTGATCTCAGCAATGGCCACTGCGCCGATCATCAGGGCCCCGCTCTTGCCGTGATACTTCGCCATCGGTAGGCCTCCTAGACCTCAGGGTTCATGCGGCTGACCGAGTAGAGTGCCCCCCAGCGCATGGTCAGCCGGCCGTGCGGGGTCTTGCTGTCCTTCACGAGCTCCAGCTCGCTCTCGACCAGCTCGAGGTCGAGCGTCAGGCCGTCGAGCGTGGCGTCTGCCATCAGGGCGACGTGCACGTCGGCGGCGATGTCGTCGAGCAGATCATCGAGCCCGGCCGTCAGAGCGCCGCAGAGCTTGACCTCAAGGAGCAGGCTCTGCGCGTCGGTGTCATTGCTCGATGCCTCCTCGATGCGCTGATCCCGCGGCGTCATCACGCGGATCGCCGGCAGCACGGCCAGGTCGTAGACGCTGCCGCTCTCGACGTTGGTACCCGCAGCGGTGCCCGCGGCCGCCAGCACGGCGACGACGCGGTCGCGGATCTGCTGCCGCTTATGCGCCACGGGACAGCCTCCAGGCCAAGTCCCTCTCGAAGAGCTCCTTGAAGCGAGCCCGCGCCTTGTCTCGCGTGTAGCGCTCGAGCACGGCCTGCCCGGCTTGGGCCACGGGGATCTTCACCGCGTCGATCGGGTGCGCCGTGCTGCCCAGGCGCTTGAAGATCATCTCGCGGCCGTCGGGGTCCGAGGCGATGAAGGCGCTAGGGAAGCGGTGCTTGCCCGCGGTCACGCCCGTCCTTGTCTGCCGGTGCGGCAGGCGCACGGCCGGAATCGGGCGCAGCAGCAGGCCCACCATGATGGCTCGATTGGAGAGGGTGCCCTTGCGCTGGCGCATCCAGCGATTGGCGAGGGCGATGGGCACGCCCACCTCGCTGGCGATCTCCCGCTTGGCCTTTGTCCGCATCCAGGCCAGCGTGCGGTTCAGCGCCCGCACCGTGGCCAGTGGCACGTGCCGGTTCTGGACCCGCTCCAAGTCGGCGAGGATGGCCCTCATGTCGCCCTCGATGTTGATCGTCAGGCTCATGCGAAGATCACCTCCACGCCGATCAGGTCGTCGAGGATCCAGGGGTTGGCCAGCACCGGCGGGATGGCTGGCGCCGCGGCCGCGCTCGAGCCGACGGCCGCGTACTCGCGGAAGGCGTCCAGGCTGACGCCTAGCACCTTCGTCGTCAGGTCAGCCACGACCAGGCGCACCTGGGTGCCGACGAGCGGGGCCAGGTCCCAGATCACGCGGCGCAGCACGTGGCTCCCGTGGCCCGTGGCGATGTGCAGGATGGCGTTGTCGCTCATGCGCACCAGGGCGACGAAGCGCTCCTGGATGGCCTCGTCGCCGGCGACGAAGAGCTCGGCGCGGTCCTTGGTGATCGTCCAGGCGTCCGAGTAGATCCAGCCGGTGGCAGTCAGGGTCGCATTGGTGCCCACCGGCCAGCCAGGGTAGTAGCGCTTGTAGGCCGTGTTGATGTAGCTCACGCCGCTCATGCCCGAGGCGGCAAGGCCGTCGCCCACGGGCTCATCGCCGATCACGGGTTGATAGTAGAAGGCGTCGCTCACGCCGCCCGTGCTGCCGAAGTGGAAGCGCAGGCTGCGATCAAGAATGCCGGCGCGCAGGCCGACGAGGGCGCCGATCTGGGCCGGGCCCGTTTCCGCCGGGTAGTCACCGTTCGCGTGGGTGGTGAGATTGCCGAAATCGAGCTCGGCGATCCTGTAGTAGTAGTAGCCGCTCTCGACGATGTGCCCGCTGATCGCGTAGATCAGGCTCTCGATCTGGCCGACCTCATTCGCCTTGCCGGTGCCGGGTGGCGTATCGTTGAGCAAGACGCCGGCATTGTAGGCGTCGCTGAACGGGTCAGTCGTCGGGTGGCTCAGCGTGCTCTGATGTCGCGTTCCGGTCTGGCCGCCGAAGGTGAAGAACCAGCGCGAGCCGACAAGCTGCATGGTGGGGCTCTCGTCATAGAGGCCATCGGAGCTGCACGCCATGACGGCGCTTGGCATGTGTACGAGCTTCGCAAAGTCGGGCAGAACGCCGCCCGTAAACTTCGCGAGGCCCACGCTTTGCCTGGCCGTGTTGCCGGTTTGCTTGGTCGTCAGAATCAGGTACCAATCGGCGCCGTCGTAGAAGACGCAGGGGTCGCGGGAGGCGCCGCCCCAGGCCGAGTTGTAGGTGGCGGCGTTGCACCAGGGCGCGCCCGCGGCGTAGGCGCCACCGTTGGGCGTGTCGTCCATGCCGCACCAGTAGATCGCGGCGTCCCCGTTCAGGACGGTCCAGGCATCGAGCGCATCCGAGGTGCAGCCGGCCAGACCGATCTTCTGCAGCTGCGTGCTGCCCGACTGATGCGTCACCCCGACGAAGAACATCAGGTACTTCCAGGCTTCCTGCGCGGAGCCGGGAAAGCCGAAGAACGGGTTGCGGATGATGAAGGGCGCGTAGACGATGAAGCGCCAGTCGCCTTGCGCGCCGGCGCCCAGGGTGAGCTCGGCGTGCTCGGTCCAGGTGCGCAGGTCCGGACTCGAGTAGTGGGAGAAGTTGGCGCTGCCCGTATCTGCCGTCGGGCAGCGGATCCCGATCAAGTGCCAGGTGCTCGTGGCCGTGACGTGGAAGAGGGCGTGGTCGTTCTGCTTCTTGTTGGCCGGGCCGATCAGATAGGGCAGGTTGAACGTGAAGGCGACGCCGTCCCCCGCCGTGGCCACCTCGCCCTCGAGGACGAGCTCGACCAGGCCGGTGCCGTCGGGTTTGCGCTCGACCACCTTGAAGCTGGCGCCCGCGACGCTGATACTCTCGCCGACAACCACCCGGGCGTCCGCTTCCCGGCAGAGGAAGCGGGGCCCGGTGTCGGCCATCTCCAGGCCGTCCGCGTAGGCATCATCGAAGATGCCCACGACGGCGGCGCCGGCGATCACCGCCGGCGTGCCGTGCTCGGTCGGCCTGAAGAAGGCGCTGAGGTCCTCGGCGAGGGGCATCGCTACCTGCCCTTGCCCTTGCCCTTGCCCTTGCCCTTGGTGGGCGCGTCCTCGGCCGGCGGCTCCTCGCCCACGGGGGCAGTCGCGGGCGCGACCTCGGCCGGCTCGAGCACAGGGATCGGCACCACCTTGCCCATCAGGTGCAGCACCTTGTAGTCGGCCAGGCTGATGTAGGCCTCCGTGCCTTCCGCCAGCGTGACGCCCGAGGCGATCGTGGAGCGGAGCACCTTCACGTGCACCGTGTTCTCCGGCTTCATGGAGTCCCCCTTCTCTCGGCGGCCGCTGCGGATGAGCGCCCGCGCTGATTCGGTCGATAGGGCCATGGCGACGTGAGCGGCTCCGCGGGCGCCCGGAGGCGCCCGCGGTTCCTCTCCCCCCTACGCGGCGGGAAGCACGCCGCTCTTGTGGCGGATCGCGACGACCTGGTTGATCATGCCGTTGGTATGCGTGCCGGTCAGGTTCACGATCGGCCGCACGTAGCGCTTGCTGCCGATGTAGGTGGCCGCGTACGAGAGGCTGGCCTCGCCGTTCGCGTCCACCTTGCAGATGGTGCCGGTCGTCGCGCCGGCGACGGCCGTGGACAAATCGGCGTCGGCGACATCGGTGAACGTGCTGTTGTCGACGCTCTCCTCGAGCTCGACGGTGACGTAGACCGAGCCGCTGAGCGTGTCGCCCGGCGCGCCGAAGCTCGCGATGAAGGTGCAGCGGTTGTAGCCCAGCATGTCGACGGCCGTGCCCGTGCGGTCGGTGCTCGCCGTGGAGAGCAGCGGCACGAGCGGCGTGGTGATCGTGACGTTGCTGAGCAGGTCGCGGATGGCTCCCATGTCAGTGTCCTTTCTGGCCCGAGGCCCTGAGGGGCGGGCAGGGCCGGGATGTTCCCGGCCCTGTTGCCGCGACCGTTACGTGGTGATGCAGTCCTTCTTCGCCGAGAACGACTGCTGCCGGCGCAGCGCGATGTCGATGTCCTGCAGACCGATCACGCGCATACCGCCGGACTTCGAGAGCACACTGAGGTCGACGGTGAGATCCAGGACGCCCCAGCTCGCGATGACCAAGTCGGCCCAGTTGCCGAAGAGCAGCGCGCTGAGGCTCGTGCCAGACCCGTAGGCGAGATTGCTCGGGACGTTGTTGCTGATGCCGGTGCGGATCGCGCCCATGAGCTTGCCGAAGCCCTCGGCGTCGAAGCCGTCCATGATGTAGGTCGCCTGACCGGCCTCCTTGGGCGTGGTCATCAGCTTCGCGGCGACGAGCACGTTCGTCAGGAAGCCGAGGGTGCCGACGTCGGCGTTGTCCACCGCGACCTCGCGCCAGCACGCGATGACATCCGCCCAGGTGGGCGCCGTGCCGTTGCCGCCGGCGCCGATCACGGAGCCGATGCCGGTGACTTGGAGGATGCCGACGGGCTGCCCGTCCACGCCCGAGCCGTTGATCGCGACGCGGTCGGCCTCTTGGCCGAGGGACTTGGCGATGGCGCCACGCACCCAGGCCTCCGCGTCGAGCGAGACCTGCTTCATGAAGCGCCGGGTCAGGTCGGTGTAGGCCCCCACGGTGTGAGGCACCAGCGCCAGCTGGCCGAGCGCGGGTTGCGACTCGCTCGGCTCGCCGCCTTCGTTGAGCCAGTAGGCCGTGTTCGCGCCAGTCTCCTTGGGGATCGCGACATCGCCGACGAGACCGCCGAGCGCGGTGGCGCCCATGCGCAAGACCAGGCTCTTGGCGCGGAGCAGATCGATCATGCCGAGCATGGTCGTATCGACCAGGTAGCCGCCGGCGGTGTCCAGGCCGACCTGCAAATCGCGCTGCGCGAGCTGGCGCATGGGAGCCCGCATCACCTCGATGGGCACGAACATGCCCTGCGGCGAGAGCCCGTACCGCTTCGCGATCGCGGTGCTGGCCTCGAACTCGAGGCCGGCCGCATCGATGTCGGCGCGCCGGAAGTCCGCGACGCCCTTCGCGGCGGCCAGGGCCCTGATCGCCCGCATCAGGGAGTAGCTCTTGACCTCGTGATCGGAGAGGCCGATCGGCCCCGCTTCCTGACGCACGGGCGGCTTCGAGGCGACGACGTCGAGGAGCTGGGCGCGGAAGGCCTCGAGCTCCATGCCGTCGTTGACGGCCTTCTCGGCGAGCTCGGCCTGGCCCAGGGCGCCGCCGAGCTTGCGGATGTTCTTGGCCCGCTCCCGCTCGGCCTGGATCGCAGCGCC